CTGTTGCATTTGCCATTCCACTCGCATCTTTTTGAGTAGGAATTCCAGGTTTGTTCATCTTCTTTGTGAGATATGATTTTAATGTAGACTTGTTTAACTCATTTACTTGTTCAAGTTCTTCTTCCTCCCGCAGATCTTTATCAGCACCATGATATGTGCCTTTACCTTTGGTGATGTAAGAATTTACACGAGCCATACCCCATTGTTGTGGAGTAGTTCCTGGACGATGACCAGAGTTCCATGCTGCTACACCACGACGATAAACTTTGCGTAATGTGCCAATAGAAATACCAGACTTCTTAGCTTTTGCAGCAAGACCAGCGTCAGCTGTTTCGCAGATTTCTACAGTTTCTTCTTTTAATGCTTCTTTCTCTCTTTGATGTTTGTGTGAGAGAGATTCTTTTTCTTTAGCATGTTTTGTGGCAAGATTTGCTTTGGCAATTTCCATTGCTTCTTTATCTCTACCACCTTTAACTTCTTCAGCAACTGAACCTGTCATTTTGCTAATAAAACTTTGTGCAAGTTTCTTTTGTTTACCAGTATGTTCTGGATCTGATGCAATATGTTGAGCAGTCAATTCATGACCACCCTCTTTACCATAGGTAGTCATACCTTTCTTCATAATCTTTTTAGCAACTTCCATACCAGTAGTTGCAGCTTGTTCACCTAGATGATACTTAACTTTACGACGACGGAGATTATCTTGTCCACCTGCAGATACTAGAGTATGACCAACTTCAGATGTATCAGTTACTTTGATATTATGTTCATAGTCATGGTCTGATTCATTATCTTTTTTATCGTCAGCTTTTGGTTCATCCTGCTCTTGAACTTTCTTTAACTTTTTAAAGTCATTGAAACGAAGAACATCTTTAGCAAAATTGTATTTACTATTTTTGTTTACTACTGGAGAATCAGTTGTGACAGAAATCTTATCTGTTCCATCGATTTGTTTAACTGCTTCTTTTAATTTTGTTGGCTTCAATGTAGCATCATATTGAATACCTTGCTCTGTGGCAAGATTAAGCATTTTGTCGAGGATATGAAGTGCTTCTGGATTAAGTGCTTTGGATCTAACTTTGCGTAAAGCAGAGTTAATTAAATTCTCTGGATTAGAAGAAGTCTCTGCATTTTCTACTCCAAGCATTGTAGCAATAATACGAGCGACTTTAATCTTGTCGTTCGGTCTTAATGTTTTGTCTGTAAGTTGTTCGTTCATATCTTCTTTTTCTTCTGTTTGTTTAACATCATGAATCCATTTTGATACAAGATTTCCTGACGCTTCTTTTAATAACAAATGATTTGAACCACGCTTAACAATAGTAAATTTTTCGCCATTTGATTCTACAATATCGCCTTCGTTAAAAATTTCACCTTTAAAATACTTCTCACGGAGATCATTTTTTACGAGGACAATCTGTTCTTTAATTGGTTCAAGTCCCATTCCAACTCGAACATCATTCATTAGACGACGACCATCTAATTCACGAATTGTACTAGGTAATTTCTTTTTAAACTCTTCATACAAACCCTTTGATGCAATAGACTTCATCTTTGTGTCTGATGCATCTGGGTTCTTTTCATTAATTGCAATAATTTCTAAAGAGGTATTTTCTAAGACCATCTTCTTAAATGAAGTGACTTGTTCGCTACCAGAAACTATTACAATATTTTTATATTTGGTGCTTAATTCTTTTAAAGCGATGCCGATCTTTGTTTCATTCAAGGACTTAAATTTAGTCTTAGGGAACATTAAATTTAAGTATTGTTCCTTCTTTTCTTCTTGAATTAAACTAGATGGAGAAGTGAAGATTAAGTGGTCAGACTTTTTCTGTTCTGCCAATCTTTTGACTGTTTTGACTAAGAGTTCATGTGCTATTGTAGGAGGATCAAAATCCCCAACTGCACAAACCAATGTATTAGAGGGTAACTCTTTTAGTAGTTGTCTATAATCTTTCATTTAATCCATCTATAAAGTATAACAGTATTATTTAGGAGTTATGCAACTGCAATTAACGCTTGGGCTGCAGCTACAATCCAGCGACAGGCGATCTCGTCTGATGCTAGTTCTTGTTGAGCACGAATAGAAGCGATCTCGCTTAGAAGATATTCGTATTCTTCCTTACTTAGTTGTCCCTGCTCGTAGTTCTCTCGGATTACTAGGAGTTCATTAGCTAAAACTGAAGCTGGACCACCAAGTCCAGCTTGCTCTCTTAATTCATTTAGGATGCTCATTTTCTTCCTTTCCACGCATCGATGGCTACATCGACTCTTGTTCTGTTAAGTTTGAGGATACTTTCACAAAAAGTTTGGCTCTTACTATCATATGCTTTAGTCACCGCATCTTGCAAACTCTTAAATGCTGGTGCTTGTGGGTCATCTCTTAAAGTAGAATAGACTTTAACAGTTTCTATTTTATCCATTAAAGGTTTCCAGTTAGTCTTATCTTCACAAGTAACCTTAGTCATTCCCACCTTAACATCTACCAAATATCCGAACATAACTGGATCGTGTGGTTTAGGAAAGATAATTGCACAGCCAGATAAAATTAGTACAAATGCTACAGTAAGTAATCTCATTTTGTCATCGCCTTTCGCAGATCGTTATATAATGCATCTTTATGTTCTGGTTTCATCTGTGAAGATAGATGAGAGTGAAACTCTTTCTTTTTACCAGATGATGCTAACTCTCTTAATTTAGTTCCAGAAATACCAGCTACACCTTTAGCATTATCATCTCGTTCACCAGAAGAACTAAATGTGATATCTTTAAAGTCGTAGTGACCATGAGCACCTTTAACACCATTGTATTTCTTAAGCAATTCATACATTGGTTTGCGATCCGAACCACCAACAAAGTGTAGATGAGTCACACCTTTAGCGTGTAGGTCAGCTGCATGTTGAAGAACAGTTGGTTTGTCTTTGGAAGCAACCTCAATATTAGTTCCAGGAAATGCATTTCGTGCATGTTTCAATTTCTGTTCTGGACTTAGTGGATTCTTACCATCTTTTGTATTATGTGAGTGAGAAAGAATCAGAGTATGACCACCAGCAACTTGTTTGGCTTTATCTTTGATAGTCTTGACGACTTCTTCATGACCAGCAGTTGGAGGATTCATACGACCATATGCCAACACATGATGTTTTGCAGCATTTGTATTACCTGCTGGTGCACCTGGACGAGATTTTAATAGATTCTGACGAGCAAACTCTGCACGATTGACTAACTTAGTTGGTTCTGTGACACCATTGTGAGAATGATTGTAAACGAATCCCTCTGGTTTAGAAGCAACACCACCAATAGCATGAGCATAAGAACCTTCATTTGTTTCTAATGAAGAAACTAATTGATTCTTTGCAGCTTGTAGATGTCCATGCAACTTCAGAAGGTTATCGTAGTGTTCTTTGTTTGTGTCAATATGTTTTAATTGAGCACCAGCATTATTCATAATCTCTTGCTTTTTAGCAGGAGTTTTAATCTTATCGAATTTCTTTTTTAGTTGTCCAGAAACATGGTCTTTAAATCCTGCAACGGAAGGAGTTTCTCCAGTACGAACTGTTTGATTAATATAAGTTGCTAGATGTCCAGCTTCACCACTGTGTTCTGGGTGAATTGCTTTATACATTTTATTGCCGTGTTTTTCGTGAATCGTTTTTGCTTTAGACAATTCACTAAGAACTTTCTGTTGTGCTTTCTCTGAATAGTCAGCACCTGCTGCATTGTAGCTGGCAGTATGATGATAAACATCCGAGTGATTACCGAACTCGCTATCAGAAACATTACCAGTAGCACGCATGTTGCTAAGGTTAGTTCCTTCGTATTTTGTATGAGTAACTACACCTATATGAGATTTGTTAATTGCTTTGGCTTTGTCACCTTTGGCAGTATAAGTGATAGTGTTTGGGGTGAAAGAAGTTTTATCTCCCTCTTTCTTTATATCAGGTTTAGTGAACATCACATCACCTTGATAAACACCTTTCTTTGGAGCAATCTTTGGTAGATGCTCAAGTGCTGCTTTTAACTTTTCTACTAATCCTGGAGCATGTCCATGATTCTTCTCAACATCTTCTGGTGTATAATTTAGTTTTGGGTTTTTATTAAATGCTGATTTAGATGCAACAAAGAACTTTCCTGTTTCTGGATGATGACCATAAACAAGAGATGGAGAGCCATCATACTTCATTGTCAATTTGTTTGACTGTTGTCCTTGTTTAGTATGAAAGTGTGCACCATGCAGAGCATTGTAGGCATGATTGAATCCATCTGCTCCATGAAACAGTGGACGATCCTCAGCGTGAGTAATGTGCTTTAGTTTAGCACCCTCTTCTGTGGATACTGCTTCTGTTAGAAAATCTTTAAAACCTACAATTGTCATTTTATTCTCTTTACCGATCCGTCTGAATTAGCAAACCATGCTTCAAATTCTATCTGTGGAAATTTCTCTTTTAATTTTAAAAAGACTTTTAAGTTTGCCATTGAGTCGTCAAACAGCCTAACTTTACCATAAGTGCCATCTTGAATATAGTTGTTTATAATAATGTATTTTTTAATCGCAGGAACTTCGATGTCACCGATGTTTCCTGCTCGTTCAACACGAACCTTATCAATATCAAATCCATATTTGCGAAATGTTTGTAGAAACTTTTCTTTATTATCAAAGTTTGATCTAGCAGTAACAATGATAACTTTACTTAGCGGATTTCTTAAAGAGTTAGTTAGAATCGCTTTTGCTTTCGCAAGCATTCTTCCAATAGGTTTGGATTCTTTATAGAATTTATCAGCGTCGTGGAACTCTGAATAATCAAACTTCTCACCAGCCTTTAATGTATAGGTATTGTATTCTTGATTCGTTAATTTCTTAAGAACAACACCATCTTTAACGACTGCGATCTGTGCAGTGGTATGAAACAGAGTGTCATCGATATCAAATACCGTAAGACTCCCTTTGTTTTCTTGTTCTTTTATGTATTCTCTTAACCTTTTCATACTTCTATTATACCGCAAATTGCAATAAATGTCAAGCAATAACCCTACAAAGTTGAGGGGATTATTTCAGCCCGAAAGTCCCTACTAGTCCCTTGTGTGGACCAGAAGAACTCTTAACAGTCATAGTGGCGACTCGAACAACTTTACCAGTGTCCGCATGAGTGCCTCTAATAACAGCTGTTGTTCCTTGATGTACTACATGAAGATCTTTAACTTTCGCCAAATGCTCGTCTGCGATACCATGTGCAGGTTTAATAACAGAGTCAGCAGATCCGTTATCTTTAACTTTACTATGAGCAACAGTATGTGGAATATGTGTTGGTGCTGATACATGGTCACGAACAACTTGTCGTAGTTCTTCGTCTGATTTTTTCGCAAGACCACTAACAAAATGTCCAGCAACTGCTTGTTTAGCAGTCAATGAAGAAGATTCTGCACCTTCTGCTCTTGCTGCAGACTTTTGTAAAAATAGTGCACGCTTACCATCATGTTTAATAGAATCGTGTGCTTGTACAAACTTAGCAAGATGTTCATGCATAGTTTTATTCTTACCACTTAATGACTTACCCGAATCGACCAATGCTTGTAAACGACCATGTTCAGTTCTTGCTTTATCAATTCCCATCTTATCAATTTTATATTGAATGTTTCTTTGGTCAGCAGATCCGTTATATCCTAAACTTTCCATATGTTTGTGGTGGAAGTCTGTCAATGCTTTAAGACTACCAGATTGTAATCCAGCAGTTTTTTCCATAGATTCTAATCCTGGATTACGATAGTTCGGTTCATTGACACCATACTTGGCAGAAACACCATGATGTCCGATTGTTTTACCTTGTTTATCATGTAATGTTAAGATTAAGTCTGCATTAGAGTTTACATCTTTAACACCAGTAGTCTTTTCATGGTCTCCAGGTTTGTTTGCTTTGTCTGGGTTTGATGTCCAATGAACATTACCAATGTGTGCGTGGTCACCAATGTGACCATGTTCTGTAAGATGTTTCTTTAATTCTTCAGCAGTTTGTTTTGCGTGAGAGTCAATCTCATTGTATGCAGCATCACCAATCTTTTTCTTTAAACGATCGTGAACTTGCACTGGTGTTCCAGCGTGTTCTTCGTTTTCAGATTCTGAACGATGGTGTGCAGGTAAAGTTTGATCTGGATGTAGATATTTTGATAGAAGAAGTTCGTGTAGTTTACCTTTGTCATCTGACTCAACATCTGATGATAGTGCACGCTCTAAGAGAACAATTGTTTCTTCTTTAAGAAATGATTTGAAATTTAACATTACGCAAATGCCTCGATTAAATGTTTATTGTGCTCTGTCTGGTATGCCATCTCGTTAATTGTTACATTGGACGCACCCATAACTGGAGCAATATTATAAAATGATTTAGCCATTCTGCTAAACTCTAATGTCATAACAAACTGATAATCACCAGAACCTTTATACTGACATCTCACTCTAATTCTAGATGATGCAATGTCAGCAAAGTCTGGAATCTTATTCTTTAATTTTTGATTTAATTTTAATGGATCTGCTTTATTTAATAAAAAGAATCCATGTGTTCCTACATTAATATATGAGCACTTTTTTGAGTTATAATAATCACAAATTGCTTTAGCTGGAACAGGTATATGAACTTCGTTTGGTCCACTAAATTGTTTTATATCTTCTTTGTAAGCATCTGCTTTAGTCTTACCACTTGGAATAATCTTCTTACCTGCTTTATCATTTTGTAGAAATGGAACTTTACCTCTCCAGTTTTTACCATATGTTCCTGAGACATTCATCTCATTAAGCAGTTTGTATTTGTTTCCAAGTGCTACTAATAATTCTTTTTCTGGATCGTCTTTGGTTTCTCCATATGACCATTTACCGTCATAATACTTTAATACCAAAGAGCCTGCAGCTGTAGGTGCGATCTTTAACTCGCAACCCTCTCTGTTGACACCAGTTTTATCTCTAATAAGTTTGATTTCTAAATCTGGGCGATCTGACGATGCTCCAGCTGCACCTGACCCAGCACTGATACCGAATTTGGCTAGTGCTTTAAATGCATTGTTTTCGTAGGCGAAGCCCTGTTGTGCTGCCATCACTGTCCCTATTAGTAAATACTAATTATTTAGGACGACGAGATGCTCGGATAGTTCGCTGGTATTTACGATCCCATTTGATAATCTGTTGCATTAGTTTAGGAATTGCAACATTGTTACGATAATCGTAATCAAATGATTTAAGGATGTAATTGAGAGTGGAAGAATCTTTAGAGTGTTTAGCTCTGTTGATTAGATGTTCTGTTGAAATAGATGGTTTGTAGATTTTGAAATCGAGTAACACACAATGGGCATATGCCTGAATTTCATCGAACTCGGAGAGATATCTTCTCTCTAAATTCTTCTTTTCATGTTTTACTTTCTTGTAAGGAACGACATAGTTAGACCACTCGTCACCTCTTCTATCGTACTGCATGAAGTGAATTAACTCATGCATTTGAGTCTGGATTATACGATATTTAAACTTGTTCCAAGCAGCATCTGTGAATGGAAACTTATTAAATGTAGTTGTGTATATCTGTAAACAACACTGTCTTTCATCTGGTCCATATTCACCACCGACAGCTACATAGTTTTCATAATATTTGGCTTTGGATTTTTGTGGGAGGAACTCGACTTTGGTTCTCCACTTTTTGAAGTAATTAGAAAGACCCTTACTATCGTTGCGATAGTTATCCAGATCTTTCCATACTTTTGAAGGTACAAATGTGGCTCTGAATGGACGCTCGTAGAAGTTGAGCAAATCCATCCAATCGTAATTAGCGTTTTCTAGGAACTGAAAATTGCACGACATTTTACATCCCAGAAAGATGTTTTACATCTTGAAATGACCTTCCAAGAATGCTAATACCTTTCCCTGCTCCTCTAAGTTAGTATTATTAAACTCA